GGGCCAACCTCACTTCCCAAACCTGCACGCAATCCGAGCCCCTAAGACGCGTAGCGGTCGGCTGACGTGGGGCGGGGGGGGATCTCCTGGGGTTGCTGGTGTTTGTTTTTGTGTTGGTGGTTATTTCGTCGTCGTGATTTTTGGTGTTTGTGCTGGTCAGGTGTGTTGGTGTTTGTTCTCGCTGGCTGTGTTTGCGTGTTTGTGTGTTGGTGTGTTAGTTGTGTGCGCGCGTGTGTGTGTTGGTGGTTGCGTGTGTACGTGTGTTCGGTGGTGTAGGTCACGTTGTGTGTTGGTGGTTGTGGGTTGACGTGGCCGTGTTCGTGTGGCGTACAGTTCTGGGCATCAGCAACACGGCCCCAGCGACGGGGTGAACGAAAGGATCACGACGATGAGCAAGACGATGCGGCGCATGGCACTGGCCCTGGTGTGTGGGGTGCTGGCCCTCATGGGGTGGGTGCCCGCCTACGCCAGTGAGGACGCGGCGCCTACTGGTGGGTGGGTGCTCGCCAGTACTGGTGCTCCCGTTGACGTGTCAGGGACCCCCGCCTGCGAGGATGAGGGGCAGGAGTACGGGCCATGCTTGTGGGATGCGAGCGCCCGCGGTAACGGTGAGGGCGATAGCTTCCTGGTTGAGGAGGACGGCAGCGTCTCCTACCTGAGGAAGGCGGACGGCACCGCCACCGCTGCTCCTGCGAAGAAGAGTAAAAAGGCCAGGAAGAAGGAGAGCTCCGACGACGCCACTGTTGCGCCCACCCCTGCGGGGCCGCCTGAGGTCCGCGCGTACCCGGGTTGGGTGTGGACCGGGCGCACCGCCCCTGTCACCACTCCCGGCCTGCCCGCGTGCGTTGACGTGCACGGTCAGGAGACCTGCGTCCGGCAGGGGTACACGCTCGTCGTGGACCAGTCGGCGTGCACGCAGACCATCATCACCGACCAGGGCAACCAGTACGTGCCCGGCCCCGCCGTGGCGCAAGCTCTCTCTGACTCATGCCAGGCACGCAAGCCAGACAGTCGAGACCACAAAGACGACGCCGGATGGGGCGGAGCACGATCTAGTTCTACGGAGGTTGTGCACTCGGCTGCGCCGAGCGCGGCTGTGAGTAGCGTTGTGGATAAGCCTTCCTCTCCTAGTCGGGACAAGGTTGTGGGTCCTGTGGATTCGGGCACCAAAGGCAACTATGACGTTGAGGTTGTGGCGGTGTTTGGTGTGCTGGTCCTGTTGGGGCTTGCTGTGGCGGTGCGGGTTGAGCGTCGTGCGACTGAGCGTCGCTTGAGTCGCCTTGGCTCAAGGTGAGTGATTGGGGTTGCCTATCGTACGCATGTTCGACCAATCGTCTCGGTGGTTGGTTGGCTGCGGCGATAGGCAGTCCTTTCGTGTGCTTGGTGGGCGGCGGGATATTGACTTATCACACTGTGTCTGCCGTCGCGCGCGCGTGCCGCAGGCCACGCGATCGAACAGTGTTCGTGGGACCTTAGTCCTACGTCTGTCACAGGAACGGCATAGTTGGCGCTTAGTGGGCGTTCAGGTTATGTTCGAAGACCGTTCGAACGATTGGGTTCCAGTCCCTGAAAACTGCCTATGGAAACCTTGCTTGACACGCGGGATTGGCTTGATTCTGCGGGAAAACGGCGCCCTATATGGTCATCTCACCGCGCGGGCAATCAGCGGCCCGCCCAACGAAAGGAATCGAAATGACCGGCTACGACGCACTCCGCTCCGGTGAGGCCACCTATTACGGCGAGGCGCTCATTGCCGCCAAGTGGCTCAGCGATGCGGCGTTCACCCAATACGCGACGGCGCAGGGCGTTGACGTGTGGGAGCGGCTGGCACCCTATGCGGAGGAGCGGCACGCGGGCGTGATTGCGCGCGCTGCAGCTGCTTGCAGGGCTGCCTGATAGGTCGCCCGTAGCCCCCGGTTCTGCTTCGGCGGGCCGGGGGCTTTGCTTTGCCTGCCCCCATGGGGTCCTGTGCGCCCCCTTGAGGCACTTTTGGGGGCTTGGCGGTACCCACATATGGGTGGGGTGCCGAAAGGCCCTCAGATTGGCTCCTGCGGCCTGACGCGTGAGCGTGCGCGTACGTGCGCGCGTATGCGCGCGTGGGAGTGTGCGATGAGCCGGTGCGGCCGAACGTGTGTTCGATGATGTAGGTCACGCGAATTGGTGGCCATCCCGTCTTGACTCACGGCGTCTCGGCGTGTGTATAGTTAGGTCATCAGCCCGGGGCAGTCAGCCCCAACAGAAAGGATCACAGCAATGAGCATCAACGACCTCATCTCAGACGTCACCACCAACCTCACCGAGTGGGGTATCAACTATCGCGAGACCACCGAGGGCGTCAGCGTCGGCGACATTCACCTCGAGGCCGTCGAAGAGGGCTACCGCCCCACCGCCACTATCCTGAATGGCACTGAGACGGTCGCTATCACCAGCGACGCCGACAAGGCCGCCGCACTCCTGGCCTTCCCACTCGCCCGCCGGGAATGGGAACTTGGCTACACTGGAGACTTCAATATCACCGTGTTCGCCGGCGAGGTTGAGACGTGCCTCTCCTATGGGAGTTCTGACGTGTCCATTTCGGCGGGGGTTAATGAGGCGGGCCGATTCACCGTAATGGGGCACCCGCTGTTCTCCAAGAGCGTCGTTATGTCTGACCTTGACGCCGCCCTCACTTCAACCGACCTGGCCTACGGTGACCCGATCGAAGCGTGGCAGGCCCTCTGCGCTGCCAGCGACTTCGATGAGGACCGCTGGGAGCACGTCGTCGATTTCTTCAATGACGACACGCGATTCACCTACGGCGCTCGTTTCACTAAGGTTGAGTCCTACGGCACTGAGAAGGTCGCCATGGTTGAGGACTGGGAAGAGGATTCCCCCATGCGCGTCATCGACGTCGAGACTGCCGAGGACACGACGCACTGGGCACACAGTGACGTTGCGGCCGCCGTCCTGTACACGATCTCCTGACACGCTCAGGTAGCCCGGATGGTCGCAGCGGGGGTTCGACTCCCCCGCCGGGCGCGACACTCGCTCCACACGCTTAGGAGTCACACCATGATCGCTACGGAAGATCGCCTAGCTGCCGCGCTAGAGTCGGCAGTAGAGGACCTCGAGTTCACGCTAGACGCGGCATCTGTCCCTTTCGAGGTGACCACTTCGCCGAACACTAACCAGTACATCATCGTCTTCGCCGATGGTGGTCGGCACGCCTACGTCACCGCTGAGCTCTCTTGGGATGGTGAACCCATGGTGTTCGTCGACATCTACAGCGTGGACGCCGACGGTGTGGAGCGCTGGGTGCACGGTGACCTGGCCGTTAACGCGGCCGCCTCCTACATCATCAGCGCCTGAACGATCGCGATACGGAAGGATCCAGGAAATGAGCACTACGTCTGAACGCCTGGCCGAAGCATTCAAACGGGCCACGGGGGAGGAGGTTGACCCACCGAAACGGTTGGCCATCATGCGAGGGAAGTACACCTTAGATGCCACGCCGGGTTACGGGGGAGGCCGCTACGTAGTCATCGCCACGGCGGGGGCGGCGGATTCACTGAACGTTGAGTTCAGGGCCAAGACTCGAGGTTCGTCCACCAGCGTCACCAGGATGGAAGCCATGCTGCGAGAGGCTAGGGCGCGCGCTCGGGCGCTAGTTCTACTCTCTTACGTGCTCGGCGCGAATGGCTGGCACGTGAGTCAGCTGAACTTGGTTGGCGAGATTGGCTTGCAAGCCAGGAAAGGCGACTCCTACGTTCAGGTGTTCGGTGATGGTTCGTGTCGTGGTTATGACGCCTCGGCCGTCCGGTTCGCTGGTGACGCATTCGCGGTAGCGCTGGAGCACGTTCGGCGCCGCTAGGCCGGATGGTCAGCCCATACGATCATGTGGGCTGGCCACCTCGCCTAGGAGGATTGCGCAGCTGGAAACACGGGAAGCCGCTAAGTAGGGCTTGCGCACGTTGGTTGAGAACTACATAGAGGAGACGCCATAGGTGGCAGGCACCGCACGCACGGCCCCGGCCTCGCGTAGTCGATACAGTCTGCCCGCCTATGAGTCACCTAGACCGCCCCCACCGTTTCTATGTGTGAGGTTTGCTGTGATCCGATTCTGGTCTAGGTGGCCCATAGGTGACCCGCATCGTGCGGAACCTAGGAAGGAAGTACCATGACCACATATAGGGTGATCACACAGGATGAATGGGATTGCCTCACCACCACTGGCGACGTCAGTTTCTATGACTCCGTTATCGTCGCTTGCGACATTGAAGCAACCGCCGGTAACGCGGATGATCTAAACATCACCATCGAAGATGGGGCGCACCTCACCGTATTAAGTGATGCCTCAAGTTGGTACACCATTAAGTCCGGCTCCCTAACCGCATTGTGGAACGGCGATGACAATATGGCGGTACAGGCAGGCACAAAGGATGGCGGTGAAATTGAGGTAACCCTAGTCGGCTACCCATCGGACGTGGAGCCCTACGTATCCGCAGCTAGTAATGGCTCGGTGCACTTCAACCGCGTCGATAGTCTCGACAGTGCGAGCTCCACCGATAGCCCTGAGCACTACACGTGGATAGGTGGCGCGTTGGCGCGATCTGGCGCCCCGGCACGCTCGGCCGACCTGCAGTCCTGGGACCTACTGGACGCCCTATTCCCCGATAACCCGCATCTCTGGAACGCCGGGAAGTACCTCACCCGGTACGGCCGCAAGGGCGACTCGAGCAAGCGCGTAGAGGACCTACGCAAGGCCGTCACCTACCTCGAGCGGGCCATCAAGACGGAGGAACGCAATGCCAACTGACGCGCCACTCGAGCACCGCCTCATCACGCATACAGACATGCGCCGCATGGCCGACGGGGCCACTGTATATGATGATCGCAGCCAAGCGTGGGTCAAACACGGCCCATGGTGGCACCTAGACGACGGCGATACTCGCCTACTCGGCACAGAACTCAAGCGCCTATCGGCGTGGCTGTACACGCTCGAGCCATTCAATCCCGTCTGGCTCATCTAGAAGCACCGCAACACACCAGGAGGAGCACACCCCATGAGTACTCGCGTTGACGTCACGGACGTAGCAAATCAGTTGGCCCGCATGTGGCCGCATGCGCGCATGCATGTAGCCCCCACGCCCATGGGGCACGCCGTGGTGCTTGGCGCTACCGCGGCGGAGCTCACCCCAGATTGGTGGACGGTGCGCAAGCCGGACCAGGCGGATCGGTTCTGGGGGTACGTCGAATGCGATGAGGTCGCCATCGCAGATGCGCTTGCGGGGGCGAACGCGCACAACTTCCACGACTCGGTTCGCGGGCGCGTCACAGCATTCGACCAGCGACTCAAGGTGCGTCGCATCGGCGATGTGTACAGCATCACTACAGCGGAGTCGGATACCATCATCATCACCCCTGTGGGTGGCCGGATTGCGGTCACGGCTGGGGGTGTCACGCATGAGGTTGCGACCATGGGGAACGCGATCATGGCGGTTGGTTACCTGGTGGCGTCGACCAAGTAGTTCCTAGACAGGGGGTTCCCAACGGAACAGGGGGTTCCCAACGGAACAGGGGGTTCCCAACGGAACAGGGGGTTCCCAAGAAAGGAAGACAGATGGCAGAACAGCTCACAGTACACCAGGCACTCAGCAAGGTCATGGAAGCCGTACAAGCAGTAAGGAAGGACAGCAAGAATCAGGCGCAGCGATTCAACTTTCGCGGCATCGACGCGGTAATGAACGCGGTAGGCCCCGCACTCCGCAAGCACGGCGTGATCATCCTCCCCGAAGAGGTTGATGTACACCGCAACAACGGGACCACGGCCAACGGGAAGCAGACAGCCGAGGTGGTCGTCAAGGTCACCTACAGGGTCTACGGGCCTGCCGGTGACAGCATTCACGGGAAGGTTGCTGCCGAGGCGATGGACTTCGGCGACAAGGCAATCGCTAAGGCAATGAGCGTCGCCTACCGGACGTTCCTGCTGCAGGCGCTCACCATCCCCACTGATGATCCCGACCCCGATAGTGAGTCCTTCGAGAGGGGGGTTCCCAACGGAACAGGGGGTTCCCAACGGAACAGGGCACCCCAGCAGGGAACCCCCCTCCCAACAGAACAGGGGGTTCCCAAGAGAACAGCCGCAGAACAGTGCGGAACCATCCTCGACGGATTCTGCGCCACCCACCAGCTGGACGGCAACAAGGTTCGTGAGGAGTACTTCGCCGCCGGCGGCAAAGCCAACCCTGACATGCTCCGAGCATGGTTGGCACAGAACTACGGGGCAGGAAAGGTACAGACATGAGCAAGGAAGACGCACTCCGCAGGGCGGCCATCGCGGCACACATCGCCAAGGTGGCCTCCCAGGAGAAGAAGAAGGCCCTCAAGGAGCTCAAGGAGTACATGGCTCCCGGGGACACGTCCAAGCCGTCCATCGACGGAAGGCAGGTCGGTACGGTCAGCGTGAGCTTGCCGCAGCCACGCTACCAGGTGGTGGATGAGAAGGCGCTCGTGGCCTGGCTCGAGTGGAACAAGCCGGACGCCGTGCACAAGGTGCCTGCGCCATGGTTCGTTGCCGCCAATGCATTGGATGGGTTCATCAAGCAGACCGGGGAGATTCCTGACGGCGTTGAGGTAGTTCAGGGTGACCCGCGCATCTCGGTGCGCATCTCGGCGCCTCAGGAGGATGCAATCAGGGACCTGATCGCTAGTGGGGATATCCGCCTAATTGAGATGGAGGAGGCTCAGGAGTGACACCGCGTGAGAGGAACGCTCAACTGAGGTTGGCGGAGATTCGAGAGCGAGCAGAGAACTGGGCCCGGAACGGGAGGTATGAAGCCGAAGGCAAGCCCCCATTCCCGGCGGCGGCCGATGTCCTGAATCTTCTGGCACGTATCGACAGGTTGGAGCGCCGCCTGAACGAGGCAGAGCTGTGACCCGCCGAAAGGGGGTCTCCCAGGAAACAAGGGAGCTCGTGTACGAGAGGGACCAGTACCGGTGTGCCCGCTGCGGTAGGCACGCCGGGAATGGCCCCATGAGCATCCAGCATAGGAGGGCCCGCGGCATGGGGGGCAGCAAGGCCCCTAATACGAACAAACCCAGTAACCTCATCCTCCTCTGCGGGGATGGGGTGCGGGGCTGCCACGGCTACATCGAGCAGAACAGGACGGAAGCCAGGCGGGGCGGATACAACGTTCCCCAGTTCGTAACCGCCCCAGAGACAATCCCAGTCAGATACTGGGATGGTTACCTCTACAGGCTAGACGACGAAGGAGGAAAGGAATGCTTGGGGTCGAAGAAGTGACCTACACATATGCAACCATCACCTGTGACCATCCAGAATGCACCAACAGCATCAGCTTGCGGCCGGGGCCTGAAGACCTGGAACGAGAACTGACTGACCTCAAAGCCCTACGACACCTGGCCATTCGCAGGGGATGGAAGTTCATGAACGACGGCATGACAACAGAGTGCAACTACCACACCAGAAAGGACACAGAATGAGCAACATGAAGGCATTGGCACACAAGCTTATCGCACCCTACATCGACGAGGAGCAGGGGCCGTTCGAGGCTGTCGGCCGCTGGCACCGCCAGTTGGGGCGCATCTCCCTCGCCATGGATCACGCTAATGACGACTCCTACCCGCTCGGCAGGGAGCTCCTCGACGAGGACCTGAAGTTCGAGCTCTCGCGCATGGTTGAGGATGCGGCACTCCTGCTGCACTACCTCGGCGTTAGTGATCCTGCGGCGGAGTTCCTTGCCGAGTATGATCGGGCGGCGAAGAAGCACCCGGGAATGACGCTCGACTCCGACGGACACACGAACGAGACGCGCTTCTACGCCCTGGCGGAGGAGGTGGGGGAGGTCGCCGCCGCCCTCACCTACGACAACACGCAGGACACGGGCCACAACGCCAACCTCATCTCGGAGGTCATCCAGGTAGGCGGGCTCGCCTTGGCTTGGCTCTCTCGTTGCCAGGGAGGAGTGGGCCAGTGAGAGACTCCCATGCAATCGCCGCCAAGCTAGAGGAATGCCTAGAAGCCGACTACTTTCCTCAGGCGATCAAAGGCGTGTATGCGCTCATTAGTCACATCCTCTTCCTAGAGGAGAAAGTTTCTAGCCTGAAAGACACAATCAACCGATTGCAGTCCGAGGGCAGCGATAAGGATGCGTGGGAGGGGCGATATTGGGCACTCCTCGAAGAAGCCGAGGGTAATCGTCCACGCGAGATCGACGCTAACACTAAGGCCCAGGATGTTCCAGACGGAACGATTGTCGTAGATCACCGTGGCCACCCCTGGATATCAAGCGAAGGGAACTGGTGGCGCCTCGCGAAATGCGTCGCTTTCGGCAAGTTAAACCGCCTCCATCCGGCGACAACCCCGCATACCATCATCTACACACCCAAGGGGGAATCATGACGATCCTACTCGCCGTTGCCATTGCGGTGGCGCTCATCGCTATCGGAGCCTACGTGCACGCAGCCGGCCAGTGCGAACTTCTGAAGTTGGAGTTGCGCCTGGCGCACGAGGAGGCCGAAGTGTGGGCCGACGCCTACAATGACGCTATCCGCACGGGGCCCGAGCATGGCAAGGACTCGTAGAAGCGCCAAGGCCGCTGGGGCGCGGTTCGAGAGAGTTGTCGCCGACTACCTCGCCGAGGAGCTGGACGATGACAGGATCGACCGCGCCCCCAAGGCTGGGGCCAAAGACAAGGGCGACATTGCCAACGTCCGCATGGGTGACCATAAGGTCGTCATCGAGTGCAAGGATGTCGCCCGCATGGACCTGCCGAAGTGGGCCCGAGAAGCCCAGGTGGAGGCGGAGAACGCCGGCGCACTCATAGGTGTGATTGTCCACAAGCGGCACGGGGTTGCCAAGCCTGACCAGCAATGGGCTACAATGACACTCGGAGACCTCGCCAGACTCCTGAAAGGACACCAATGAAAACCATCCCCGGCTACCTCACCAAGAACGAGGCGGCCAACATGCTCGGCATCACCCGCCGAACACTCGACCGCCACATCCAGAAGCACAAGGTGCCCACCTTCCGCTTCCTCGGAGATTCCACCATCTACGTCCAAGAGCACGACATCAAGAAGCTCTTCTCACCAATCCGAAAGGCAAACTAAGCATGGCATGTGACATCACTGTTGAAGGCAACCTCGGCTCCGACCCCGAGGTCAAGTACACGCAGGCAGGCCAGCAGATCACCGAACTCCGAATCGCCGCGACCGCATCTCGCAAGACCCAGGATGGAAGCTGGGAGGACGACGGAGACCCCCTGTGGGTGACCGCCTCCTTCTGGGGAGAGCAGCACGGCCACCTCGCCGACACTCTCAAGAAGGGCGACAAGGTTACCGTGACCGGACTCCTCATCCAGCATGGATGGGAAGGCAATGACGGCCAGCGACGCACCCGCCTGGAAGTGAAGTTCCCCCGCTTCCGGGGCGTCATCCCCCGCCGAAACAACCAACAGCAGGCACCCTTTAGTGCACCCAATGGCGGCCAGCAGGGCGACCCCTGGACCAACGCAGGAGCGCCGTTCTGATGAAGTGGTCCCATATGTCTCGCGAGCGGAAGAGATTAACTCTCATATCGCTCGCCGTTCTCGTCATCGTAGGAGCCGCCGCCATTGCGACATTCAGCTTCTTCGTGGCGGCACTCATCTATGCACCATGGGTAATCAAGATTATCGCACTGCCTTTTATGGTGTCCTTAGTGCTGGTGGTCGCCTCATTCTTCTATAGCTACTGATGCTCCCCCTGAAGCGCAAGATGACCTACCCCCACTCCAGGGGGCAGGTCATCTGCGACGCCTGCTTCGCCACAATCAGGCAGGGCCTCATGTACCGGAGGGACACATGGAAGGACGGAACCTACCACTGGTCCCTCCGGTACTGCCCAGACTGCTGGCTCATCCTCGACGAGGTAGAAGCCGCAACACATCCAACCTACGGCGGCCCAGACGCCGAACACTACGAGCAATGGGCCATCAACCACATCAACACAGAAAGAGCACAATCATGGATACTGAGAACATTCCCAAACTGACCGTCGCACAGCTGGACGCTATCAACAAGGCAGTTACCGCCCATAGGCCAGCATGCCTCATCGACTCCAGCACGTCCGCCAATAAGGTGTGCTTGGCCGCCATCTCCCGGCGAGGCGACACCCTCGGACGCTGGCGGCTAGAACTGAGCGACAGCGGCATGCTCCTGCAAGTAATCATTGATGATGTACAGTACGCCGAGATACTCCCTAATGAGTTCCCCGATCGGTTCGATCGCGTCTTGGGCGGGCTAGAGCTGTGGGTGAAATCGATGAACGCAGAGGAACTTAAGGTGGTTCTCCGAGATATTCCCACCTTGGGGCACCTTATGCCAGAGCACATCATTGACCCTGCCACCTATTTGCCGCTCGGAGGTGTGTCTACATGGTGAACATTACGCTACACGGCACACAATGGCTGGCCCGCATGGAATGCAGCCAGTGTCACATTTCCAGAATCGAGCAGGTGCACCAACGCACCAAGCCGTGGGTGGCCGTCGAGTCCACCGTCAAGACTACAGCGCGCACCCTTGGTTGGAAGGTCGGAAAAGATTCGGCCATCTGCGGAGAGTGCAGGAGGAACAAATGACCACTATCTACCAAGCCTACGATCTTTTGACGAACACTAGGCAAGCAACAGTGAAGTGCGACCAATGCGGTAAGCGTGCGTCGATCACTATCCAGCCAGGCAGTGCATACGAGGATAACCTTAGGGAAATGGTCGACACCCTCCTCTCCTATGGCTGGGACTTTGAACTCACCAGCGACGGGCACTGCTTGTGCTCGCAGCACAAGGAGGAGAAGTGACCAAGACATGGCGATACGTTGACGCACGATACACCTGGAAACCCCTCGCCCACTACCTCACCTGGAAGTGGAAGAAGCAAGGTTACAGAACCGCATACGTCTCCGTCAGCCTTTGTAAAGCACTCGTCGGTGCGCTAGACTACAACCATTCCGGTGAGTGACTCCGCTGGATGTGGGATAGGTGAACGGCCCAGGGGATTGACCAAGATGTCTCCCCTGGGCCGTTGCCACACTCTGGACAGAAAGACAAGGCACCAATGACCCCCCTTGATGAAGCCATCATCGAGAACGACCTCCTCCCCGAGGACCAGCGCGCCAGCAACGTAGAGCTCGCCGCACGATTCAACACATCAGAGTCGTCCGTGCGCCGCCACCGCGCCAAGCTCAAGCGCCGCGGAGCCCCAGACATGGGGCACGACGCATTCTTCAATGACGTCCCAGTAGAGGCCATCACGCAGCGCGGGAAGACGATCCGCCTCCCCGATGGCTCCTACGAGAAGATCACCTGGCGTCCGGGTGCGGTCGAGATGGCGGAGGCTAAGCGCCTCTCCTATAGCGACCTGGAGCCAGTATTCCAGGAGCCCCTCCTCACCAAGCCCACCAAGATCGCCGACAACTCCACCAAGGTCGTATGCCTCGCCGACTTTCAGATTGGCAAGCGACAGTCAGGCGGTGGAACCGAGGACACGGTTCGCCTCGTCCGCCGCGCCCTCAAGGACATCGCGGACGACATTCGCTTCCGTGGCCCCTACAAGCGGATCATCCTCGCCGACGTAGGAGACTCGACTGAGGGCTTCTGGAATGTCGCCAGCCAGGCCCAGACCAACGACCTCTCCCTCACGGACCAGATTCGCGCCGTGCAACGCCTATACGCCGGAGCCCTCCAGCTGCTTGCCCCTCTCTGTGAGTCCCTCTACTATGTGGCCGTTCCATCCAACCACTGCGCCGTCCGCACCGGGCAGGGTAAAAACAGTCGCGCCAACGCCCCGGATGACGACTTCGGAATCATGATCTCAAAGAATATTGAGGATATCATCGCCGGGCGCCCCGGATATGAGCATGTCACCTTCCACCGCCCAGAGAAGTGGGAGGAGGCTGTCACTGTGGATGCGGCTGACGGCACGCGCATTGGCTTCACTCACGGCCACCTAGCGGGCTCACAGAGCAAGGTGCCTGGATGGTTCAGGGACCTCGCGTTCGGGCGCAGGAGCGGCCTCTACGACGCGAGAATCCTGGTCCACGGGCACTGGCACAACTTCGCCGTGAGCCAGGCCGGGGACGCCCGGTGGATCATCTCCTGCCCGTCCGCAGATCGCGGCTCTGACTGGTGGACGAACCTGTCTGGGGACTCCACTCGGCCAGCTATCCTCACCTTCGAGGCCCAGGGAGGCAGCGCCTCATCCTGGGAGCTCTACTCCTGAACATACAAGGCCCCCGCTTGTAACTACCCAGATACAAGCACCCCCTAGGAAAGGAGGCGATCATGCGTTGGTATTGGGATGCCACTGTCGGTAAGGCGCTGAGTGGATGGCGATGGAAGTTGCATCACCTCTGGTGAGACACGGCAAGGCCCCCGCTTGTAACTGGCTTGGTACAAGCGGGGGCCTTGTAGCGTCCGTCAGCCCTTGATCGCAGCCAGGGCCTCGGGCGTGGCCACAGCCCAGCCGACGATGGTGACGCCAGCCGCACGCGCGGCGGACTTGGCGGTCTCCTGCTCGTCCTTGGATGCGACAAGCACCCACACGCCGTCAGGGAAGACCGTCTTCGCGGCTCCCCACACGCCAGCGCCAGCCTTAGCGGCCGACAGGATTCCCTTATGGGCATCCTTGATCGGGTCAGTCAGGTGCCAGTCGGCGGTAGCGTCCAGAGCGTCACAGACGCGCGTGAACGTTGGATACTGGGCCTTCATGATGCCGCGCAGCTTCGTCTGCCCGCGCCCGTGCACCGCCTGATAGGTCTTGCCTGTACGGCCGCTGAGGACGGTGAGCATCTTCCCGTCCGACGACTTGTAGTACTCGGCCGCCGCGTCCTGGAGCCCGTTGCGCACGTTCGGCATGAACTCGATACCAGCCGCCTCGAACATGTCTGCCGACTCAACCATCCCGGCGACATCCAGGCCAAGGTTACGAGCTCCCTGGATGGACACGTTGGAGAACTCGCGCGTCACGTTGTCGGTGCCGGCGAAGTCGCTGGGGATGCCCACAGCCAGGTCGGCGGTGTCGGCGACGCCACGCAGCGGCACAGTCACCTGACTGGGCTTCAGTGCAGCGACCGCCTTGAGGTCGTTCAGCGAGTAAGCGACACGAGCCGGATTGCCCCACCCGCCGGAGAGCCACGCCATGATCGGGAGGCCGTCACCCTGGGCGGGAGGTGGAGTCGGCGGGGCTGCAGGCGCGGCCGGAACTACCGGCCCCTGAGCCTTGGCCCACGACGCCAGGGACGCCACCGCGTCACCGATACGCTTCGCTGCGGCCGCGCCGAAAGCGACTGCCCCCATCTTCGTGGGGTGCGTCTCGTCGCTCAGGAGGAGAGTGTCCCTGGTGCCGTCACCCTTCGGGGCTCCAGCGTTACCGGTACCGGACAGAACATCCGACACCTGAACAACGGGAGCACCCGGCGTCAGAGGAGTATCCCCAGAGGCAGGCGCCCACGGTGCGGTCACCCGGTAGGCGACACCACCATAGATGATCACGTCGCCCGTAGCGGATACCCGTCCATCACGCCACGGCACAGCTTGCTTATCGACGACACCAAGCCAGTCAACGAAAGCGACACCGTTGGCAAGCCCGCCAGAGGCGTCCACCCCATCCTTCGTTGCCTTCACGTTGACGTTGGCGGAACGAGACTGGAGGCGCGCAACCGAGGACGGCTGCGGCCCAAGCACCACGATCGGCACCTGAGGAAGCTTGGCGCGCACCTTAGTGACGAAAGACTTCACCGCCTCGGTGATTGCCGAACCGGTAGCGTCGCCGTTGTCGATCACCTTGTCAGCATTCAGTGACCCGATGGTCACGATGAGGTTCGGGGCGGCCGCGCAGACTGCATTGACGCGAGAGTCAACCTCGAAGCCGTCACGGCCAGAGGCGGAGTAGCCGAACCCCGAGCCGTCTACCGCACTGAACGCCGGGACGCAGCCCAGCGCGCGCGATACGACGGAGGGAAGGTTGAAGCCCTGCCCCATGGTGCTCTCAGTGCTCCACGAGTCACCAAAGAAACCGACCGTAGGAACCCCCTGGCCAGCGCGAAGAGGGAGGGCGGCTAGAGGGGTGCTCGGCGTTGACGGTGCGGGGGCGCCCCCCCCAGCCTGAGACAACTCAGCCTTTGTTGCGTAGGTGGAAGCAACCTCCGCCTTAGTGGGGTAGGTCTCCTGGGCGTCTCCCTTAGTGACGTACGTACTAGACGCGTCTGAGCGCGTCAGATAACCGGACAGGTCAGGGGCCTGCCCCCCACCGCCCAGCTGGGCCTGCGTCAGAGCCTCCTTCGTCGCATACGTGGAAGCCACGTCAGCGGTCTTCGCATAGTCAGCAAGCTCCGCCTTCGTAGCCGACGCATCAACCCGGGCACTGAGTGCACTGTCCGCGGACGACGCCTCAGCTTTCGTGGCGTAGAGAGACAAGTCAGGGGAAGGGAGTGCTCTCACCTCCTCCTTCGTTGCGAAGACCTCATCCGCCTTCCGCTTGCTGTACCAAGTGCGATCATCCATTAGTGCCTTCCTTCCAGGCTAGAAGACCATTGCCGACTTCAACAAGGTCACTGGGGTTCACAGCCTCCAAGAGGCCCTGTCCGATTGGGCGCACCCGAGTAGATGAGTCATCCTCAACCCTGCGCCCAGCAATAATGTCTGTCAGGTCAACGGTTGTGCCAGCAACAATCCCAGCGAGGTACTCTCGTCGCCCGCCAGGGGTGCCCGGGACGTCGATAGTCACGCGATAGTTGCGTTCGTCTTGCGGGAGGGACTCTGGAGCCACCAGCCGGAAGGCTCGCTCTTCCCCGGAGTCTACGAGGTAGCCATTTGCGGTAAGTCGCCCAGAAGCATAGTGGGCAACGACCGCCTTCCTGCCATCCTCCTCTACCCCCTCATAGATATCGAGGGGAGTAAACTCGACGCGCCCCTCGCGGCCAAGCCCATCAGGCCCAATAATGCGCCCCGTGATAGTGGCGTACCCGCTCACGATGCCTCCTTATGCGCACTGGCGTTGCTCTTCATCCTGTCGATTCTGTCGTGCAGAGACTCAACCTCGCTGTAGAGGTGGGCGCGGTCAGTGCGCACATCATGCCTGACACCCTCCACCTGGGACTCTAGCCCCTGGAGCCTGCGAGACTGGTCGCCCATACTATCCTTTAGCGCCCCCACAACCTCAGTGAGAGCATCCATCTTAGAAGTCAGGTCATCGAATCGCATGTCTAGGTCGTCTCGCAGGTTAGTGGAGTGGTTGTTGTGCACCCCCTCGGATGCAGATTCGGCAGCGTCTGCAGCTCTGGCGACATGGACGCTCATGCGCTCCAAGCGTTCTTCATTCTGCGCCTGCTGCCTCTTAAGTCTACTGGCGAGCCTGGCCACAAGCGCAGCCAGCAGCGCGACCGTGGCCGCAATGAGATCAGGAGATGTTAGGACTTGCCCTAACGGCAGGGCGCTATCTACTGGCTGCACTGGTCACTCAGCTCGCGTGACGAGGAGTGTACTCGACGGGGGCTGTGGCGATAGCCCTGTCCGTCTCCTTCGCGTCAGCGATAGACGTCAGGACGCTAATCAGGACTGCCGACGCGGTAATGCCGAGGGCGCCCTTCCACTCGACGTCGAAAATACCGACCCCAACGCCAAGCGACCCCACAAGCACCTGAGCGAAAGTCTTTATAGCGCGATCACGCACGCCAGACCAGAATGAAGCTCGAGCGTAAATGCTCATGCACTCACCTCTTCCGGGAAAACTGGGGGGCAGGACTTCCGCCCCACCCCCCAGTATACTGTCCGCTACGTGTTGTCACATAAGCCGGAACGACCCCGGGCGCGACCGATTCAGGGCCTCCTGGAGGGCCGCCCACGTTGCCTCACCAGGCTCACCATCCACGTACTCGCCAAAGCTCCAGCCGTCGGCGAAGCGGCTCCACATCTCGGGAGCGACCGGTCTCACGCAGCACCAAGCCCAGTACTGGAAGATGCGAATCACATGCGAGTCCCAGCCACGATCCTCAGGGAGCTTGTCTGCCCCAATGAGCATCCTCTGGGCGCTAGACGCAACCGTGCTGTTCAGGTAGCGGCGCAGGTTCGCCACAGCAAACATCTCGCTGTAGCCGGGGGCGAAGACGTCAATGAGGCGCTTCATGGTCGCAGGACCATACTCGCCATCCACCTGGAGCAGGCTCGAGGTGGATACGGGGCTAGGGGCCCCGGAGACGACCTGCCCACCGCCGATCATACGATCCCAGGTGGCCCGGTCGCGCAGGCGATCCAGGTCCAGGTGGCTGTTATATCCAGGCAGGTACCCGTCCTCGGTGTACTGATGAATCAGGACATTGCCTCCCCAGTAGGGGACGGTCGGCGTCGGCGGGTCGCTGTAAGCCTGCCCGTAGGAGGCGTAGTTGGGGCCGCCTGCGTACCACAGCGGGAACCGGCCAGCGATGGCGGACCAGTCCCCGCTCTCCATGCCCGCCCCGTTCAGGTAGATGCCCGGCGTGGAGCCGGTCTCGGCGGCCATCTGATTCAGGATCACGAGGGCATCCGAGGGAGCCAGGTTGAGGGCGTCAGCCTCCCAGTCCAGCCAGAAAGTCGCGCGGCCCGCATACGCCTTGGCGCGGTCGAGGAAGAAACGGGCCTGCTCGCCCGCATCCTCGTCGTTGGCGAAGAGATAGAGGCCGAGTCGCTTACCGGCGGCCAGCGTCGCCTCCGCCTGGGTGCGCCAGTAGGGGTTCTCGTAGCCGGTGCCCTCCGTGATCTTGACGATCACGAAGTCCGCCCAGATCGCCGCAATGTGGAGCCCGCCCTGGTGGCTGGAGATGTCGATGCCGTGGGCGTGCGCAGGGGCTGAGGAAGCTGCGGGGGCTGGAGCAGGCGTGGCGGCCTGCGTCTTCCCCTTAGCGAACTCGGGCCACTGGGACAGGAACTTCGCCTCGTTGAAGCGGTGGCAGGAAGTCCACCGGCCGGCCTGAGTGTGCGGGTGCGTGCTGTAGCGGGCGGTGCGCGTCTCGCCCCCGGTCTGGTCGCCCAGGTAGCCATCAATCGAGCCGTCCTCGGCGATCCATGCCTCCGACTCCAGTGGGTCGTAGCCGTCCTCGACGATGATGATGACGTGGCCGACACCGCCCTCATTCGCGGCCGACAGGACGATATCGCCCGCCTGGAAGCCGCCGTCGGGGGTCAGGTTCTCGTCAGCCCATGGAACCTCATCGAAGCCACGAGCCTCAAGGCCTGGGCGGAGGTTTCCGGTCCAGTGGTCGTTGATCTCCGGGAGGGCGGCGTGACCCCACGGGACGCCGTAGGTGTCATGCAGGCCATAACAGACCGCACCTGCGGCGAGGCTGGAGCAGTCCGCATTCTGGGGAGAGCTACAATGGCCCTCCCAATTGGCGTTCGCATACCAGGTACGCCGATCCGGCTGGCTATAGCCGACATCCTCCTGGTCACAGATACGGCGAGCGATGCGCGCCGTAACACTCCCTACACTCACTTACTCTCCTTCGTCTTGCTTTCAAGGTCGATCACCTTGGCTTCGGCGATGGCGACACGCTTTGCGAGTGTAGCCACCTCCATTGCAAGGATGTCGATGACCGACATTGCGTCAACCTGGCTATCGGGGTTCATCTGAGTCTCCCTCTGGTGCGGAGTCTGGCTTGACAGGGCCGTAGAGCCCGCCTCCTAGTGTATAGGCGATAGAGTTTACGTTGACATCGTTAGGCGCTTCCGGCCCCAGCTCCCACGAGGAGCGGCGGGCGTAGTCCACCCACTCAATCTCGCCATCCGCACGCGATGTGTCGACAATGCGGGCGCCCTTTACCAGGACGGACACCTCCTCTCCGGGCTTCCCCTCGACGTGAACCTTCCATGGTGCGGCGCCAGGGCCGTACCCCGTTTTCTCGAGGCGACCCCTGCCCGAAGTGCACAGCACCACCCATGGGGCGTTCTTAGAGGCGATAGCGGGCACGTAGTCGGGAAGCTCCCACGTGCACCTTCCTTCACTATCTAGCATGAGGTTCTCCCAGTACTCAACCCCGTCATAAGGGGACTCTGTACAGGAGTGCGACAGCCACATGCCGGTCTTCTCGGTAACCTCAGGCACTCGCATCGTGAATTTCTTTGTGCCTGTCATATGAACACCAGACGCATTGACCCACACGCCATGTTCCCGCCACCCCATGGCGGTCTGCTCGTTCGTAATGTAGAACCCGGTCCCGGCATCCATCTCCGACTGTCTCTCAGAGCGAAGCCAGGCGTACTGGTATGCCGATGCGATCAGGTTCTTGTTGTTCTTGGCGTACATGAACCCACTAGCGTTCACGGAAACACTGGCGCTTTGACTGCGCAGGAAGGTGCCGTACTTAGTCATGGCGAACGTAGCCCACGTACTCCCGTTTTCGCTGCCGGTGTATAGGCTAATCCCGTCAGTGCTGACAGAAATAGATGGCCTAGGAGTATCTTTGTTGTTGTCCGCACCCTTTCTTAAGGGGGAGTGCAACTTAAGGGATGGGACGCCCTGGGGGGACTTAGCCATGAAGAGCGCACCATCCCACCAGTCGTCTTCCAGTGAGTTGAACGACAGGCCCACGCCGATCTTGTTTCCATCGCGCCCGACGTCAGAGTTTGTGGATGCCCACACAATGTCATTGAAGTAGGCTTCCGACCAACTGTCCCGGCGACCGAGGCGCCCGTCCATGATGATCTCACCAGTATGGGCGTTAATGTCGAGTGACTTCCACCCATTGGAGGAGTAGACGCGCATGCCGTTATTGTCGATCTTCAGGCCGCGGTTGTTCTGACGATCGGTCTGAATGGAGGCGCCAGTGATGACCTGACCATCAATAGCCCCCGCGCGCAGATTGTCTGCTGTCACCGAGTTGGCGGCAAGCATCCCGGCTTTGATCTTCTCGAACTCGCCGCTGCGGGCGTTGATGATGCGGGTCCATACGTGCTTCGCCGTGAGGTCAACGAAGGATGCGTTACCGGTGACGGTCAGCTGGTCAGTGGTGAGTTGGAGGAACTTGCCGATGTCGCCAGCGATGCGCCTGGCTGCGAGGTCGTTGATGGCTGCGGAGCCTGCGGTCAGACGGCCAACATCCAGGTTGCTGATCTGCTCACCGGAGACGCGGGCGCGCTCCCAGTCAAAGCCGTTCCACTTCCACTCCGCCACGATGTCGAGGGTGGAGGGGTCCTGGATTCGGGCCGTGTCGCCGTAGGTTTCCCCAGGGAAGTCGGGCTTGTCTGTGGAGTTCCCCTTCTGGTAGAAGACCTTACCGAAGACGGTGCGCATGCGCCGGATAGACGCCTCGATTGTGGACTGCGCCAACGATGCGGCGGCCTTCTGGAAGGGGTTGTCGGACTCTACCCACTCCCAGCCCTTGTGGGAGTGGACGGTCGTGTTACCGTCGGCGGAGCGGTCATAGGCCGGGAAGGAGGTCTCTGCGGGGAATGTGGCTGGCCCGGGCCACTGAATGTATTCGTCCTTGATTTCCGCCATGGCTCACCTCACTTCGCGCGAATAATCATGGATGCGACGGAGCCGCGGGGGCGGATGGGGAATGGCTGGCCACCGCCCACATTCTTCGCGTAGGGGCGACGATCGGCCACTGTCGTGCCCGTGGACATGGCGTAGGTGTAACCATTACCGGAGGCATCATTCCACCCAATGTCGGTATTCGCTTTACCGGCGCGCCAGTTGGAGTTCTGGTTGTTGGAGTCTACGATGTCGTGGCCGTGTGAGGGCATCTCGTTCACGGTGAGCGTGTGGTGGGTCTCGCCGACGGTCGAGCCAGTGACAAGCGCGTCAGTGCTCCCCTGGCCGTAGATGACCTTCCCCTTCAGGTCCGGCACGTTGAACGTGGTGGAACCATTCCCGCTGCCACTACTGGTGCCGATCACGTCGAACAGGTCCTTATACTCGGTGCGGCTCACCTCCTGCCCGTAACACAGGAGCCAGTTCTTTGGCGGCCTACTCCCATAGAAAGGGAGGACTGCCCCTACTGGCACTATCGCGTCAACGATCGCCTCATACGCCTTGTTCACGGCGGTCAGGGACCCCGAAGCGGAGGCGGCGGTGCTCTGTGCCCGCTCTGCCGTGCTCTGGGCGGAGGTGATACCATCCTCCATCTTCGTGAGCTTAGCCGCCGTAATGGGGGTGCGCCCATCTGGGCCATCTTTCCAAACGTTTCCCTGATACGGCATATCAGTCTCCCTTCTTCCTCAACGTGAACACGCGAGCATCCGGGGACACCCACTGCGACTTGTCAACCACGCCCTTATCCGGCGGATAAGGCCCCGTCTCCACCAAGGATACCGCAACCTGAGTCATAGCCTCGGAGAGCTTCTGAGTCTCCTTAAGGGCCTCGGCCCGGGCGGCGCGCTGAAGCACGTCGCTGGCTGCGATCTTCTCTTCGACTGAGCGGACGATAGCGTTCGTGTCAATGGACTGCTCAAGAGTGATGGTCGCCTTGGGGCCCCACTCGGACTTGTTGCCTGCCCGGTCGTAGGCGCGCAGGCACACCTCGTAGTCCCGGATTTCCAGGCCCGCAATGGAGGTGCGTTGCATGGGGGTAATCATGTCCGCGAACTTCGCCGGGGGGCGCCCAGGGTGCTGCACGGACACCTCAACGCCAGCGAAGTCAGCGGGCATGTTCTGCCCGCCCTGACCGGCGTAGTCCCACCACACCTGGAGAACGCCGAGAGACTGTGACAGGACCGGCTTCGACGGCACCGGCGGCGGCTCCCGGTCAGACTCGGTAGTCAAGATCAGCGGCTGCGACCATGCGCCCGTAGCGTTAGAACTCTGAGCTCGTACTGAGAACCGGTACTCCATCCCGGGGAGTAGTGGCCCCACGGTGGCTTTCGTGGCGTCGGCGCCACGTACGACCATGGAGCCTGCGATGCTCGTCCCGAACATGGCCAGCTGCCACGACACCTCATAGGAGACCACATCGACAGCGTTGCCGAGGGTGTCCGTGTCTACGCGCCCCCACTGGAGGTCTACGAGGGCGCGCACCCACCCCTCTGAGTTGGTGACGGCGCGACTAGAGCCGACCAGCCCCTGCGGGGGTAACGGCCAGTACTTGGATGCCGGAGTTGAGGGACGTACGCCACTACCGGACGTGGAGGCGAGACCCACAATGCCCTTCGTGCGCTTCGTCAGGCGCCCCAGGAGGCTATCCAAGACAGTGCCGAAGGTGGTGTGGCCGACGACCGCGCCGTTCTTCTGGGTGACACTGATCTGGGCGACCTGAAGGCGCTCCATGCCCTCGGCACGCTCCACCATGATCCAGTCGCCAAGCCGGTAGTCCACCCACGGGAGGAGGTGCACGTCAGTGGCGGCCCACTCGCGCTTAATCTCCTCGCTCACGTGCGCCCCAGACTTGAGGGTGGCTTCGGCGACCAGGCGGGCCGTGGATTCGAGCTCCACGCCACCGGCCTCCACAACCTTCTCGACACGCCGCATGCTGCGGGGGGCGAGGTCGTTGTGGATGAGCCAGGTCCGGCCGCCCTCACCCTTCACGAGGACGTCGGTGCACATATCCGCCCAGGTTGCCGCCTCGGGTGCGCCAGTGAGGGTGGTTGCGAGCGGCCAGCGCTTCGATGAGGTGAGGTCCCTCGCCTGCGTTGTGTCGGCGTTGTAGAGCTTCAGGGTGCGGCCCTGCCACACGGTGTCGATCATGCCGAGATCGCGGAGGGAGTCGACGATCTGGAGGAGGCTGATCGTGGGGTCGAAGTAGAGGGTGACGATCTTCGCCCAGTCCTGATTGGCGGAGTCCTTCACGGTGTTGGAGTCCAGGGTGAGGCCGCTGCCCCAGCCGCGCTTGACGGCGTTCTGCCAGACTGTGCTGATGATCGCCCCGGCGTTGCGGGATAGGAACTTGAACTTGCCGTCCTTGTCCTTCGACTCAACAGGGACGGACCAGACGAGCGCCTCCTTCAGGTAGTCGCTGACATGGATGGCCTCAACCTTGCGGGAGTCGGTGCCGTCGCTGACGAGGTTGTGCTCGGTCTTCTGGGTGATGAACCTCGCGTCGGGAAGCTCCTCCCAGTCTGCCCCGTTGAAGGTGGCCTCCACCGCCACCTCGACCTCACGTTCGAGGACGCTACCGCGGATGGCGTTCGGTCCTGGCGCGTAGGACATGGATAGGGTGGGGGTCTTACCCCTGGGCGTGGTGACCGTCATCTCGAGGATGTCGGGTACGACCCCGATCTTCGCGCCCTGCACCTCGTAGGCGACGGCGCGCAGCTGCATGCCGGGGAAGTAGGCGCGCCGCATCAGTAGGCCCTCCTAGCCTGGATCGAGCCCGTGGCTCCGGTGACCTGGAGGACGATCTTGCCCTCATGGTTGGGGGTGAGCTGGAAACCACTCGGTGACATGCTGATCTCCGACGCCCTGCTAGGCGATCCAGGCACGGGCCCCCACCGCTCAGACACCTGCCTCCAGGCGTCATAGCGGGCCACGTCAATGAGGAGCCTCTGCCCCGGCTCCATGGTTCCCCGCCAGGTGATCGACGAACCGGACGCCTGATCGACGATAGTGCACGTATTGCCGGCAGGGGCGAGCTTCAGGAGGGCGTCGGTGATGGGGGCAGCGCCCCCGGCTAGGCGGCTCAGGTCGCCCAGTGAGGTCTCAATGGCTGTAGTGTCTCTCCAGACACCCTCCACGGCCTCGAACACGACCGTGACGTCAATGGCCCACTCTCCATACCTCCAGGTAGGCTGAGACACGCTCACGAGCCGCACGAGCGCCTCCCTGGGGCTAACGCCCGCCGGGTGATGCTGGAGGGTAGCCAGCTTGTTTGAGGCCCTCAGAATAGCCATGAGCGCCTGGAAGTTGCGATCCAGGTCAGCTCGGTCTGCCCCCTCAACCATGAACGCGACCGTCACCTTGAAGGTGTCCACCTTCGAACCGGCACCGTCGATGATGCCGCTGCGGAATGGAACCTCCGTGCTCGCGAGACGAGGCGCCGGGACCGCAGGGAGGAGCGTCCCCTCCATGACGCGCCACTTCCCCGGCCGATCCAGGTCAACCCCATTCAGGGAGTACTCACTGCTCATGACACCATCCTAGATGCTCGACGCAAGACGGATACCATCAGCGACGTCATCCCGGGTCTTGGAGTCGCTCTGCGCCTGCGGGTAGTAGTTGGTGATGTTGACGGTCCCACCACTGGACGCCTTGCTGCCCGCATTGACGGACGAGAGAGTATTCAGGGCGTCCCGGGACGGCTTGGCCTTCTCAAACGACGGGGCCACGTGCGCGGCAATATCCGGCGAGATGTCGTTAGCCAGGTCGTCCGTGAACCCCTCCAGAGAGTCCCTAACCGCATCATACTGGGACTCGAGCCCATCGATGAAGCCCTGCATGACGAGGCGCCCAGCATCCCTCAGGATGACCTTATCAACTGGGGCGGGCCCCTTCCATGAAGGCAGATAGGACGTCAGTGAGGACAGCTTGTTCTGGACAGAGCTGAACATAGACGAGAGGCCGTCAATGAAACCCTGGATCACATTCTTACCCGCGTTCCACAGCCAAGACCCCGCATTGGAGAATACGTTCTTGACGTTGTTTGGAATGTTGCGCACCGTGTTCATCATGTTGTTGACCCACGACACCACCGTGCTGACGATACCGCTCCACATGGACGCTGTGGCGTTCCTGATGAACGACCAGCCGTCACTGACAAGTCTCCTAGCCCCACTAATGGCATTGGAGATCGTTGAGGTGATCCAGTCCCACACGGACTTGATCGTGTTCAACACCGCATTCCAGGCCGTAGACGCCATGGACATGATGCTATTGCCGAAGATGCCGAACTGGCCCTTGATGAGGTTCCAGATTCCCTCACCGATCGTCTTGATGCCATTCCAGGCCCCAGACCAGTCACCCTTAATGACAGCGAGCACAGTCTCAATAATGCCCTTGATTACCAGGATAGCGCCCTTAACGGTCGACATGATCCCATTCCACGACGCCATCACCAGCGGCATCAGCCACTGCATGACCTGCCCCACCAGCTGGATCGCAGGGATCAGGGCCGACGCCAACAACTGAATGAGCTGAGAGATGGGGGGAAGAATCTGCGGAAGGTACTCGGCGATGATAGGAGCCAGCTGGGCGATGATCTCCGAGATGACCGGGATCAGAGCCTGGATCACCGGGAGGAGCGCAGCAGACAGCTGCTCGATGATCGGCGTGAGGATCGGAACCAGCTGCTGGAAGATCGGGGCGAGACCCTCCACAAGCTGCGCCACCAGGGGGGCGATAGCCGCAAGCAAGGTTCCCGCGACCGTGGCGATAGCCCCGAACGCCTCGCCCAGTGCAGGCATCGCAGGCGCGAGAGCCTGAACAGCCGTCAGGAGGCCGTTGAAGAAGTTGATGAGCCCCTCCTGGAACGCTGGGTTCTCCAGGGCTGTGGCGATACCCGTCAGAGCTGTCTTCAGCGTCTCCCCAAGCATGGGTAGAATCTTCGCCAGGGTCGGCTCGAGCGAGACGAACGTCTCCCCAAGTCTCCCCACACCCTGGAACGCTAGGCCTGCGGCGGTCGCCATCGACGAGAACAGGCTAGTCAGAGTGCTCTGAAACAGGGGACCATTCACGGCCTTGTTCGCCTTGTCCAAGGCCTCCGCAATGGAATCGATAGGGGCAGACCCGTTCGCCATCGCCGTGAACAGGCCACCAATGATACCGCCCAGGTCTACGGTGATGTCCTTGAGCGTGCCGAACGCCTTAGCGGCCGACTGGATCGCCTGATCCATCTTCCCCGACTCGGCGGCCTTCGTAGCCCACGCCTCAAACGAGGCGGCCAGGTTGTTCGCCCACTGGGCGATGCTCGGCAGATACTTCGCCCCCACCTCACCCATGGTGAGGATGCCGTTCGTGAACGAGGCCGCCCCCGTTGACCCGATCGCTAGAGCCTGAGTCAAGTAGGACAGGGACTGCTGGAAGCCAGCAATATGTCCACTGGCGGCGTTCGCGATGGCCGCCGTCATCGACCCCAACGTAGAAGCAACGCCCTGGAGGGCGGGGGTGAGCTCCAGGATCGCGACGTTGGCGAAGTCCCGGATGGGCTGAGCGGCCTGCTCCCAGTAGGCCCCGGAGATTTGCTTCTGGAGGTTCTCGAACGAGGGGCCGAGGTCCTCGAGCACTGTCTTCGCGTCCTTGAGTGCGACGATGAGCACACCGGCTCCTGCTGCGGCAGCACCAAAGATACCAGGCAGGGCCAGCAGCGCGGGGGTTGACTTGGCGATACCCACGCTCACGGAGGCCAGGACGCCAAGGCCGCTGCCGATAGTGGATACGGCGCCGCCCACGAGGGTGGCGACAGTACCCAGCTTCACGGACGCCGTATCCAGGTTGCGCAGGAAGTCGTTCAGGTTACGCCCAATGGACTCGAACACATTCCCACCGGCGAGCGCCTTCAACTGGGCGGCCACGCGAGCTAGCGACGTCTTAGCCAGGCGGACATGGATGTCCACCCAGCGCGGGTGAACCAGGCGCTTAAGGTCAAACCTGGCTTTCCCGTCATCAAGGTCGGCGTTCACGGTGGCCTTGCCGTCGAGCTTGCTGAGCTCGTGCTTGATCTTCTTCTTCTGCTCCTCGGAGAGCTTCGCGTGCACCTCCACGTCCGCCTTAATGGCGGCGATGCGCGCCTGGAGCTCCTTGGCGGCGGCGGCGTCCAGCTTGGCTTTGGCTGGAATGTCTGCCTTGAGGGCGTTCAGCCTCGCCTGGAACTGGCGGAACGACCTCTCGTTAACGGTCAGACCAGCCTTGACATCACCTGCGGCGCGCTCCACATCACGCTTGAGCTTAGCGATATCGCCAGGGCGCGTGGACAGGTTAATGGAGGTGCGGATGCTGTCTAGCCGCTCCTCAAGCTTCTTCTTCTGCTCCTCGGATAGGTTCGCATTGACCTTCACCTCGGACTTGATCTGCTGAATCTTCTTCCGCAGAGCCTCCAGCTGCCCGGTCTTGAGGTCAACCTCCGCCTTGAAGCGGACATCCGACTTTGCGGCCTCCTCGCGGGCCTTCTTAAGTGACTCCTTGTCAAGCGTCACCTCAGCGTTGAAGGTGATTTCAAGGTCCTTGACCTGCTTCTGGATTCGCTTCAGGTCTCGGCGGAGCTTCTTTGCGAAGTCAGAAAGGTCGGGGACGACCTTAACGGAGAGCTTACCTACCGTACCCTTACCGGCCATCCCCAACCTTCCTTAACCTAGCGACGCAAACAGGGCTGCAACCCCAGCGGTGTCACTCGATGATATCACCGCTTCTGTTTTCCCCTTGGAGGGGCGAGGCATCATCTCGGAATCACTCAAGGACGCCTTACTGACGGCCGTCGCCTTAGTGAGGAGTGCGAGCCTATCCAATGCCTCGTTCAGTCTCTCAGAGTCATGTGAGTAGCCGAACCACTGGTCTCCACCTAGCTCGTTCGCCCTATACATACTCCAAGGCTCGTGCGGTAGGCGCTCAAGAAGCTGAGTCACGAGAGACACCCGGTAGTCGCCGTTGACGTCGATCCGGTACAGTGCCCAGAAGTCAGCGGCAGCCTCGGGATGCCTCCCGAAGAACTCGTCTAGTTCTTGGCGCCTGCGGCTTCCCCCGCGTAGGCCATGACGAGGTTGACGACATCCTCGAGGTCCGACTCCTCATAGAACCGGTCCCACGCGTCGAGGCCGACGATGAAGCCGCCAGCCTCGAGGGCCTCCATGACGTCAGCCAGCACGGCGAGCAGGTTCACCGACTCGGCACCCTCACCCATGATTGGCTCCAGTGCGGACGTGAGTCGCATACGCTTCGACGGGCGCAGCGCGTGCGGAGAAACGAAGAGCTCATGTCCCTTAAGGGTGGAGAACTCGGGAAGCTTGTCGACCTTCTTGGTGGCCATAGCGTTTCCTTCCAGCGGGGTGTTCGGGGTGTTGGAAGGGGCGCCGCCACACACCCCTACATGGCGGCGCCCCTAGTATATCGGCCGTCAGTTGACGGTGAACTGCTTCGCGTCCGAGACGTCGACGTTGTTCGTGACAGTGATGTTCTGCGCACCGGAGGTCACACCACGAGGAACGTAGGTGGTGATCTGCGTAGCGGAGTCCTTCTCGAACGCGGCTACCACGTTCCCGAACTTCACCTCTCGGACGCCATCGAAGTTGGTTCCGGCGATCACGACCTTCGCGCCAACAGCCCCAGTGGCGGGGGTGACGGTGGTGATGGTCGGCTTCGCGGTTCCGACACCGGTGACGGTGCGCGGCTCCAGCATCTGGACTCGAGTCTTCCCGGAGTTCGGGGAGAGCAGGGTGCCGGCGATCTTGACCTCAGTGAAGTTGTCCAGCGACAGAGAGGGCATGTTACCTGCGAGGGAGACGCGCCGGAACAGGTACCCGGAGACGATACGGCCGTCCTCCACGACCACGAGGATGGCTCGCTCACTGGAAGCGTCCAGCTCAATGTCCCAGGCCCGCTTCGCGGCGTCGTAGGTGGAGCCGGGGAACGCCACCTTCATGACATCTTCCCCGAGGTTGACGGCGTTGATCGTGACCTTATTGGTGACATCCTCACGCGTGGAGCGGACGCCCTGGCGGTCCCAGGTGCGCTTCGTGGAGGTGTCACCTCCATCGGACTCGAATTCGATGAGGTTTTCCGAGGAGGTGTCACCGAGCCAGGTCCAGCCAGACGCCTCCAGGGTGGTGCCGTCACCGAACACGTAGCCGTCGAGGTTCGGGGCCTCCGTGTCATTCACTGCGTAGTAGACGTGGCCGCGGCCCGCGATCTGAATCTTGCTGTTTCCGAGGTTAGCCATCAGGCCCCCTTCCTGGCCGTCACCTGAAGGGACGAAACCATATTGATGTAGTCGGCAGTGGTTCCCATGTCCGTTTCCGGCGTGGGTAGCTGGGTCCACTCAAGATAAGTGGCCCACCCTTCGGAGGTCACCATTCCTGACCTCCAAGCTTTCTCGATGGCCTGCACAAGGGCGTCACTCGCGTCGGACACCTCATCCCCGTCAGGGCCGGTCATGTACAGGCGTGCCCTGATCTGGGTTGCCGCGAACGTCGGCCCTGAGGGGTGGATGCGCGAGATGGTCATCTGGACGCGGCACACGAGCTCATTCATCGGATCGTCCACGTCACCGTGAGTGCGCCACACGATCCGGGAGAGGATCGGCCACTCGGCCGCACCGGCGGCGGCAGCATCCTGCACGTACCGGTAGATGAACGGGAGGGGGGCAACGAACGCCACTAGAACCCCCCATTCGCGTGCACGACGCCACGCATGACGTTGATGCCCGGCACCCATGTTCGGTACCTGGCCCCATCTCGCCCGGAGCGGCGCCCATGAGCGTCCTGGTACACGTAGTGGCCGAACTCGACCGCCGCATCATGATCCGTGGACGGAGAAATAGACCAGTCCACCTTCCCCTGCTCCAGGCTGAACGAAGCAGACAGCTCACCCGTCTGAATATGGGCCGCAGCAGCCGCCTCAATCTCAGCGAACACCTTCGCGGCGGCGGCAGCGAACTCTGGCTGGCGGGCCACGACGGCGGCGATGTCTTCGTGCACATCCTCAGTGTCGTACGCCTCGATCACTTCGCCTCCGTCCCGAGCGTGTCGCAGCGGACAGACCAGTGGCGGGTCATCGGGGAGGCATCGTAGGTGAGGGGCTCACCAGCCTGCTGGAACGTCTTCCCTGCCAGCGACTCGGGGCCCTTGATGATCTTCACCCACGAGTGCGGCCCTCCCGGCCACTTCCGGCCGGTACCGAAAATCTTCAAGGTGGTCTCATCGGTGAGGTCGCCGCGGATGACGCGGTTCTCTGTCGCCTTCAGGGCGTTACCAGCCGACGGCTGCACGAGCACCTTGTCGATCGTGAAGGTCTCGCCAGGCTCGAAGCGGCGCCCGGTGCGCCCCTCCTTGACGACAGCGAGCGTCACCTCAACCACGTGGGGGCCGTTCTCTAGGTAGCGCCCGCGGCGGGGCCGGAACCCTACCACAGTATCACCTCATCCTCGTCATACACGGGGTGATCCCCCGCGAAGTCGAGCGCTGACGGGCCCCGCAGGTACGTCGGGTCCACAGTCAGAGGCCCCTCCAGAGCGTCCAGGAGGTGGGTGCGGCGTGCGTAGCCGTCCATCTCGGCGCCAGCCACACCCCAGCCAGAGGTGCCAGCCTCAAGTGCCCGCCAGTCACGATCAGTGATCTCCAGGATGCCGGAAGCGACAGCCTGGTTCACCGAATAGGTGTATGTGCCCTCAGTCTCATACTTAAACAAGCCGCCGCCAGGGGCTCTAAGGACACGGGAGACCGACTCGGCCTCCACCATCCGCATGATGATCGAGAAGCTATAGTCAACGCGACACCGGTTCACCGCATCAGGCATACGCGACAGAATCAGGGCCTCAGCCCGATCCAGAAGAGCCTGAACCCAGGTCTTCTCATCATCCTCCAGGTACCGCATAAGCGACCCCTGAACATCATCCAGTGTTGCTACCGTCACTTCTCCACCTCCTCAGAACCTCTGGCCACGGGGTGGCCGCCAACCAGAAGCTAGCGGCCACCAACCGGGTCACTTGCTGGTGATCTTCACAAACGCGCGCGGGTCACGCAGGACCCAGCCGAACTGGGCCTCAGCGAGGATCGCACCCATGTTGCGGTCGAAGAGGTCCACACCACCGGCACGCTCGGTCGCCTTACGGTAGGTAATGCTCTCAACGAAGCCGAGACGCAGAGCATCCTTGAAGTCGCCGCCGATACCGAGAAGCTTCGCGGCCGGAACCTTGGCCTTCTCGTAGCCGGAGACGGCGCGAGAGTAGGTGGCCGGGACACCCAGGACGGTACCGAACTTCGCGGTGATGTCGGGAGCCTGCTGGTAGAGCGGGCGACCCTGAGCATCCAGGGCGTTCACCAGGTTCGAGCGGAACTTCGGGGCCAGGAGGAAGTGGTCGAAACCGAACTCGGCCTCGTCAGCGTCATCCAGCACAACCTTGTCGTAGGCGGCGGACAGCTGCTTGGTGAAGTAGCCGGTAGCGGTCGAAGCCAGGTCGAGCTCCTGCACCTTCGTGGTGGAGGTCAGAGCCTCCTTGCCAGTGATGGCGGTGCCGGTGTTCGCGTCGATGCCGTGGATGACGGCAGTGTCGATGGCGCGAGCAATGGCCTCACCGAGGGCGCGCTGGATACGAGAGTACTCGCCGAGCGGGTCAGCCTTAGCGGTCTCCTCCGAGTAGAGGATCATCACGGCGGCCTTGACCGGGGTGACGGTCTTGACCTTGCTGGACAGGGTAGCGACCGGCTTCAGGCCACCCTCCTGGACGATTCCGGCGGTGGGCTGGCCGACCGGGATCGGAATGGCGGTGCCGTTAATGGAGACCGGGACGCTGCCGGCGAGGCTCTGGACGACGGAGCCCTTCATGGCGTTGTCCCAGATGCCCTTTACGACGGTCTTGGGAAACGCGGCCTCATTCCCGGCGTTAGCGCCGAGAATCTTGGATACTGTCTCGATCTTGGCTTCGTTGTCGGGGTTGTACGCGGGTGCAGGCATATGCCCTCCTTACTGGTCTGCGAGGCCGAAGAACCCGAGCGCCTCGCTCAGGCCGTCATCCTCGGTCTCAAGGTCTGCATCCACCGCAGGATCGCGGGGGACTGACGGCGCGGGCGCGGCGTCTGCCTGCTCGCGCAGCGTGGCGAGGGCGTCTACCTGCTCCTGCCACGAGTCTTTGTCTCCGGTGAGGAATGAAGCGAAGCGGGCCGGAATGTTGGCCTTGGAGAGCAGACCCTCCTTCTCGGAGAGCTCGGCGGCGGCACGCTCAGCAGCCTCCTTCGCCTCCAGCTTCTCGGTGAGTGCGGCCAGCTGGGCGCGCAGCTCACTCACCACATCCGCAGGAGCTTCCGCATCATCCTTCGGCGCCTCCTCCGCAGGAGTCTTCTCGTCCGCCTCAGGACTCTCAACGGGGGTCTCCTCGGTGTGCTCGATGGGGTAGTCAGTGGTTGAGATAGGTCCGTCAGTCTCTTCAACGACGGAGGGCTCAGGTGCGGGGGTGTCGCTCATTTGCGCTCCTTCAGCTTCTCCCGGAAGTACTTGTCCATTGCGCGGCGGGCATCCACACCATGGAGGTCTTGGTCGCGCACAACCTCATTGTACGTTCGTTCGAATGCGATCTGCTGGTCTTTCCCCTCCCAGTGCTTGGAGGTAAAAACGGGAACAATCGTGCAGAAATCGTGATCGTGAAATCGGTCCACCCTAAGGCCGGCAGACTCCGACGTCTTGTACACCGGCCCGCGGGATGCGAGCATGGCGCAGAAGCCGCAGGGCCCATTCTTGTTCGGGTGAGTTACGCGCGCGAAAGCGAAAGGTCTAGCGATGAGCTCGCCACGTGAATTGCGTCGATACTTGTCCGGCACATCGGAGAACACCTTCATGCTGCGGTGGCGCCCCTTAACGAGCTCCTCCTCGTCAAGGGTGCGAACAGCCTCCTCCACGCGGTCGGCGACCTTCTCGAACGCCTCATCCAGCGTCATGCGCGGGCGACGGCGGGACTCGACCTTCTCTACGTCCTCAATGATCGCCTTCTGGGTGCTCTCGGAGAACCCCTCAAGGTCCTTCGCCAGGTCATCCAGGGCGCCCTCAATGAGCTCAATGGAGGACGGTGCGGTATCCACCGCGTCGGCGACGGTTCGGCGCGCAGCGGCCAGCACATGCCCCTCCAGGGAGCGCTCCAGGCGCCTCATCCCCTCGGGTGACTTCAATGCCCCCTGAGTGCCGCGGATGGTGCGGGCGATCGTCTTCGGCGAGTACCCAGGCTGTGGAGGCACCCAAGACTCAGGCACCCCAGCCTTACGGGCCTGGCCGCGCAGGAACAGGGCGGCGGCCGCCCACGCCTGCTTCCTGGCCTGCCACATGAGCGGAGTCAGTAGGTCGCCCACATGCTCCACGGGGGGCGGCTCAGGGAGTCCCTCGAACGCTTTGAGGGCATCCTCGGCTCGACGCCTGAACAGCATGACGATGCCGCGCAGGATGCTGTAGAACAGGACCTCACTCACTCTCAGGGGCCTCCTCGGAGTCCTCCGGGGCCTCAGGCGCCTCGGGCATATCCAGGCCAGCGTCGGCATCCATCTTGTCCCCGCGGGCCTTCTCGCGGCGCAGCTGCTCAGGGGTGAGGTGCAGAAACTCGCGGGCCGTCTCATCGCCGATGATGCCCTGGCTGTGCGCCTGGAGGGCATTCGCCATCTGTGCCGAGGTGGAGGGGGCGGCAGCGTCGCGCCACGTCACCTCCAGGGCCTCAAGCCCATCCAGGGACATGCCGTTCGCCTGCGCCACGATCCGGCCTACACGCTCCAGGGCGTCACTGAACTGGCGCTGCTTGTTCTCCGCTCGAGCGATGAGTCGGTCCTTCGCCACACGCAGCGCCTCGGCCGACGTCGGATTGTTGTCCGACGAGACACCCATCATCGACGGGGGGATACCGGTCATGGCGGACAGCTGGAGAGCGTAGGAGCGGTACGTGTTGATGAACGGGTCCAGTGCCATGCCGGTAAGCTGCTTCACGTCACCACCGGAAGGGATGGCGATCAGGTTCCCCATGTACGCCTGCATCTTCTCGGGATACTGGTCGATCATGGCGGAAGCACCGTCACCCACGACCGCACGCAGCGGGGACGACGCAACTTCCTGAGCCACCTGCAGGTTCGTGAGCGTGCGGGAGGCGGCGTCAATGACTGAGGTGAGCTCACGCAGGTCAGAGCGCCCGTACCTGTCGGACAGGCGCGCCCTGTTGAACATGGGGACGATGGATGCCCCCCACTGATCCTGGCGGCCCTGGCCGACACTCTTCCAGTCGTACCTGCCCTTCACATAGAACTCCACGCCCTCGGGCGTGTAGTAGGTGGCCCCCACGTTCCCGTCATCGCGGCGGTAGAGGACAATGCCCTCCACGACCTCGCCACGGAAGTTGATCCGAACACTAGCGTGCTTCGCATCCACAGCCCGAATGGACGCAAACTCGTGCTCGTCATCCGGCGGGGCGATCACCCAGTACGCGGCGCCAGCGCTAATGGCCTCCGCGGCCGCCAGGTTGAACTGGGAGTCCATGTCATTCGCCTGCCACGTCTTCCGCAGTAGATCAACCACACCCAGCTTGTCGTCATCGGCGACGCGGTACCCGTCAGGGATGAGAATCTCGGTGAGGACGTCCACTGCCATCTTGGCGAACGGGGCCTGAATCTCCAGGACGCGCGCCTTCGCGGGGAGGCTGATGCCCACCGCGTCGAGACGTCGCTTACCCTCGTAGTAGCCCTCATAGGTGATGGGCCGGTAGGCGCCCGACGCGAACTTGGCGATCATCTTCTGGAAGCTCACATGAACACCTTCCACTCGCCTCGCGGAGCAGTCAGGTCCGCCCACTCCTTCGAGTTCTTCACATGTCTATACAGCATTCTAGCGCCGATCATGCACACAGCGAGGTCGATCTTCTTAGACGACTTCGGAGACTCCTTCTTCACCGACCAGCGCCCCTTGAATTCATTCACGCGACAATTCGACACATGCTCACCGAGCGCAGAGTCCCCATCATGGGTGAACGTCTGCTGCTGAATCTCCGTGAACGCCGTCTCCGCCGCCTCAGCGAACTGGTAAGCGTGCGACCGCATATCCCACGCGATCGGAGACGCAGACATGCCGCCACGCACGGCCGGGACGATTAGACGGTCACCGAAGTCCTCAGGCCACGCAGTACGGGTGAACGACTCCCACTCGCGCACGTCAGCCCAGAATGCGACCACATTGTATGTGTCGAACGCCTTCCTGACCCCCGCATCCACGGCGGCCACATTAACCACCCCGAGAGGCTTCTCAGGCTTCCAGTGACCGATCTTGAAGATGTGCCCGTCCTCCATACAGCACCCCACGAGGGCCGTGTGGTCGTTGGACTTAGAGCCGTCGAAGAACATGACGATCCGCTCCCCAGGCTCCACCTTCCGGTCAGGCTTACGGAGCTGCGTCCACTCCTCCAACGTGATCCAGGAGGCCTCAGCTGCGTTCGGGCGGTTCAGGAAGAAGCGGATCGACCTAGACTCGGGGTACTCCGGGGACCAAATCTGCTCCTTGATCGACTCCAGGTTCACCCACGGGCAGTCCTCATACACGTACTTGAGGGCCTTCGTGAGGCCAACCTGCCCCTCCTCCGGCTCGTCCGTAAGGACCGTGTTCGGGGGCGCGATACGCGCATCGTAGAGGATCTTCGTCTTACCTCGCGTGAGGCCATCCTCCTGATCGCACCACGCCTCGAAGATCGCCTCAGCTGACGACTGCTCGCCAGGCACCCATGCGTTGCAGGTCCCCATGAAGCGGCCGCCCATCTTCGCGGCGTTCTGCTGGATCGTCTGCAACATGGCCGGCCCGCCCTGCGCTGGGAGCCAGTGCTCGAGCTCGTCCCCCACGACGAAGGACACCTCGCCACCCTCCATCGAGTGAGCGGAGGACGTCATCTGCTGGAGTTTCCCCCCGCTCGGCGTCTCGATGAACGTCTTCGCCACCTCGAGGTCGTACTTGCGGGCCAGTGACCCCTTCTTCTGGCAGAACGCCCTGACCATTCGGATGGTATTCTGGGTTTGAGCCTCCGACGTTGCCACGATCTGCACCAGCGGCATGCTCATAGGCTTCGCCCGCACCCCAAAAGGCTCATGACGATCGAATCCATCAAACCGACAAGGGCCAAGGAGTTCAAACAAGCACAAAGCTGCGGCGAACGGGGAATTATGGGTCACCACCATGGTCTCCCCTACCAGATATAGGCCATCCTCAGCGGCCACAGAGATGCATCGAGCATCTACGGGGGCCACCTGTCGCACATCCTTAATGACGCGCGGGATCGGCTTTCTGCGCTGCTCCTGCACGCGCTCTGCGCGACGAGGCAGCGTCACGAGGTTCTGGTGCTTATAGGGCTTGAACGTCAGCCTGTAACGAGGACCGGTAACGCGGCCATAGAGCTTCGCCTCCGACTCACGCACGTTCACCTTCACGCCCATTGAGCGCAGAAGGAATGCCATTCCGTCGGCGATCGACTTGCGTACCTGGCAGTACTCAGCGGAACCCTTCTTGTCCACATAGCCGTCAGAGTCCATGAGTCCCTGAATCAGGGCGCGACGCTGCTCAACACTAGCGTACAGGTAGGCGTCGGGAATGTGCTTGTCGTTCAGAACCCCGGCCTTCCGGAGGTCGCCTATGAGACCAAGGATACTGAACTTACGGCCACGACCGCCTTCCTTCTTCTCCCAAACACCACCAATGTCATACCCAGCTGCGCGCAGGCGCTCGCGGACGTGAGGAATGTCGTCCACGTCAGCCGTGGCTTCTCCATGTCCCGTAGTGCCATCGCCGAGCCAATAGCCAAGCACCCAAGGATCGACAGGCAGGTCTCGCTCAGGGAACTCCAGCGGATCAGTCTCGGGGAGGGAGAACTTGCCAACGCCGGCCTTAGTGGCCTTCGTGGACCCCTTCGTTAGTGGACGATCAAACACCAAGCCCTCACGTGCCATGGTGCGAACGTCGAGGGTGCGGCGCTTGCGCTTCGGGCCGCCGACGAACTCTTCGACAGTGAATAGATGTTCACCAGTGAAGGTCTCTATCGTCCCGTCGGAGAGCTCAACCTCCCATGTGTCCCACCGATCGATGGGGTGAGTCTTCGTGACCATGGTCGGCTTTCCAGACGGGTGGAACACGTAGTCTCCGGGGCGAAGGTCGCCGAACTTCCTCCATCCATTGGGGGTAAGAATGGGTGTGAGCAAGCTTACAGCTTTACCCGATCCCTTGCTTAACCTTCTAATTCCCTGCCTGTACACAAAGGAACCCTTATGGGTGAGGGCGTAGAAATGAGCAAGGAACTCGATCTGCCTGTCCGTCGGGATGAACGGCTGACCTGCGCGCGGCCCGTTAGGCTGGGTCAGGTTGTCCATCATCCAGGCGGCAGCGTGATACCCGAGCGTCCGCTCAGGGAGCTCGAGGGGGAGCGTGTCTGTGCGCTCCCGGGGTGCGGGGAGCGTCTCGGTCACTTCGTGGCCCGCGCCTGAGCCCACGCCTGCAGCGCGACCACGCCAGCAGACTCGGCCTCGGACTCGTCAACGCGGTTGATCTCGATCTGCACGCGCCGGCGATCCCCCTCGGTGAGAAGGAGGCTGGTGAGCATCGTGTTCACCGCTGCCAACATCGTAGGGGAACGCCGCTCCTGCATCTTGTAGTTCGACAGGTCATCGCAGGTGGAGTAGAGGACGATCCAGTCTGACGGCTCGTAGTAGCGGGTGAACGTGGACTGCTCCACGGCCTTCCATAGCTTCTTCGCGATTGGGTGCCAGTCAGGGTCGGGCTTAGGTGGCTTAACCTGCTCTGCAACCACGTTAATGGGCTCCACGCCGCCATCAAGCTTCCTGGCCTGCGTGGTGCGGTGACCCTCCGTGCTGCGCTTCGGGATCGGTCCCTTAACCCCCATCTTCGTCTCCTACAGGTATCCGGGGTGCTTACTCTTCGGCCTTGGCCCTCGAGTCTTATTGCGCCCATTGTAGCGGCGCTTTCTTGCCTCGACGGACTGCTGCTGTGTCCTTGCCATGTGGCAGTGCTGGCAGAGGCTCCTCAGGTTGTCTGGGACATGGGGGCCGTCGGGGAAAATGTGGTCCACCTGATTCGCCTTGTTGCCGCAGAACACGCAAAGCCCGCCGTCGCGCTTAAGGACCGTTCGCCTGATCTTCTCCCAGTCCTTCGGGAGCTCCTTACGGCGCCTGGACTGCTTACTCCACGCCATCTACATGCACATTCGTGATACGAGCGAAGACGTAGAGGGCAGTCAGGTCCCGTGCAAGGTCAGTGAACGCATTCTCGGCGACGATACGGGCCGCCACATAGTCATCCCAAGCCTCTCCAATGAAGGGATCACCGTCATCCAGATCCTCGCATTTCTGCAAGGTCACCCACGTCTCCTCGAGGTCCTCAAGCGCCACGCGGAGCCTATCCACTGCTGAGACAAAACCGTCGCCACCCATCACCTCCAGTGAGACACAAGAATCGAAACCATACCGGTCTCCCACGAACATCTCCAACTGCTCCTCCAGAGCCTCCTGCGCCTCCTGAACACGAATGACCACCTCATCCTGCTCCGCGTCACGCCTATGGGCCGGCACATCCCAAGCGCCGCACTGGTCAGCATCATTCAAGGCGTCGCGCAGCTCATCGGCGGCGCAGTCGATAGCCGCCAAGGTGACCTTCTCATGCACTCTCGCTGCTTCATCTACGAAGCTCATCGCACACCCCCCGGGTAAGTCATAGACACACCCTCATTCGAAGGAGAGCCCTCGCGGATGTCAAACAGGAATTGCGGAGACGCATCCTTACCTCCGAAGTAGGCGTGCTGGATCGACAAGTAATCGCCCGGGTAGACGTACATGTCCCTCTGGCCCCCGTTGCGGAAGATGAGGGTGCCATCATTCGTGCGCTCAGGATGATTGTCGCAGAGGATCACATCAACCTCAGGGGACGACTTGTCACCATAGACGAGCAGGTACAGCAAGGTAGTTCCTTTCACCAGATGTTCGATCGCTTGTTGGACGGGAGAGGGCATGGCTCGATACAGGGGTGACCCATCTCGGCCAGCTCCCGGACCGTCGGATAGACCTTCCGGTCCTCCTTCGCGCACGTGGAGCACCTCCCCTGCCCAGAGTAGAGGCGCGTACCCGGCCAGTCCTTCACGGAGCTCCGCGGGGGGCGCATCTTCTGGCCGCACGAGGAGCACTTGTGCTCGACCGTCCAGTCGATGAGCGCCTTGGGGGTGCATCCTCGCAGCAGCTCCCGATAGCAGGGGTTGCAGGTGCCGCGCCCGCCGTAGGGCTTCGTGCCGGGGTACTCCTTCGCCGTGGTGCGCGGGGGCCGGTAGGGCTCGCCGCAGTGAGTGCACTTCGGGAACTGGCGGTCAGTGCTGGGAGCAGTCATGGTTGTCCTTTCGGTGGCTGACCTGTACATCCTACCACACCTGACCCCTTTGCGGCAAAAGGCGAGGCCCGCCGGGCATACGGAGAAGGAAAGGAAACTTCACTCCGACCCATCCGGCGGGCCTCTATCAGCACGACAAGCATACAGGCTACGACGAGTCGACCGCAACCATCCGGGAATCCCGGATGGTTCACCACCAGAACCACCCGAAGCCACGGGAGCCAATCTGAGCGTCTCCCGGCACCCCACCCAGGCCAGCACACACACCCGCCCCCGTTCGGCCGCTCACGAGGCTCCCAGACCCCTTCCCGAGGTGCGCGCGGGCCGCC